ATGACAAATGGATTTCCGGAGGTGATTTTAAGAGTAAAACCTTATTTGAAGATGTTATAATTATTGATAGAGCCAGTAGAGAGGTCGGTCAAAAAATATTTGCTGATATCTTTAAATTAAAAGATATGATTGAGTTTATGAACTATAATAACTCAATGTTAGGTATTGTACAAGACGTTTTAGAAGCACAAAATAGGTTCAAAACATTTATCGTTCCAGCATATGCAAATTTTTATAATGTACAAGACGCTAGTAAAAACCCTACACCAAAACCAGAAGGTAGTTTAGAATTTGCAAACTCTCTTTTTGGTACATTTAATACCGTAGATTATAGAACTACAAGTCCTAAATATATTGCAATTTACGCTTATCAACCAAGTACAAATTTGGCAATGAATGATAATGTTGATTATAGATTTAGAGATGATGCGTTTGATTTAAGACGAGCTTCAGATAATCCATTGGTTGAAAATCAAGAAGGTAAAAAGAATTGGGATAAGTCAAATAAAGTCGTTGGATTTAATGTTGATTTTGGACCACAAAACCAACAAATATTTAAACAAATGGATATTAGTCAAGATCCTGGATTACCAACCGCAGAATCAGAACAAATGTTGACCCAAATGGCTAATCAATATAGAAACAGAGCTGGAGCGTCACAAAGCGTTTCTTTATATAATGTCTATAAAAATAGAAGTTATAGATGTAGTATTGATATGATGGGTAATGCACTTATACAACCTACAATGTATTTTAACCTAAGAAACGTTCCTTTGTTTAGCGGACCTTATATGATCACAAGTATTCAACATAGGATAAGTGAAAATGGATTTGATACTACATTTGAAGGACAAAGACAACCTTTTTATAGTATTCCTGCAATTGATAACATATTACAGTCACTAACCTCAAAAATATTAGAAACTTTAAAAACAAGGTTAGAAGAACAAGATAAAGAGATACAAGAAAAAAATAACATATTAGCCCAAAAATCAGAAACGATTAATAAGATTAATAGTGACAAAAATGTATTAACGGCAAATCAAAATTGTTCGGAGAGTCTAACCCCAACTTTTAGTGAATACACAAATACAACACCAACACAAAGATCAATAACATTTGATGAAGCTATAGATAAAATAGATAAAAAAATATTTAAATTAAATTTAGACGATAATAATAAAAATAAATTAGAAAATATAATTTTAGCAATTATGTATGCTGAATCTGGTGTTGGACAAAAATTTGTTGCTTATGACTATAATTTTGCTTCAGTTAATTTAAATGTAAACCCATGGGGTGATTCAAAAACTTATATGAATAAAAAATATTATTGTGTTAATAGAGGGAATAACAAAAACATACCTTTAGCATCTTTTGATTCTTTTGATAGTTTTATTGATCTATTTATCGCTAAATTTAAAAATAGAACAACGGGCATTCAAACCTACACCTTTGAAGATAACTCGTATAAAGAATCATTAGCAAAAGCATATGTAACGCTTTGGCCGTCTAAACTTGATGATAATGTTTGGGACGATTTACCAGATTCAGATAAAGAAAAAATAAAAAATAAAATATCAGTCCCAATTAAATACATAATTGAAAAATTCGGACTTTAATTTTTTTAACATATCAAGATATTTATAAATAAAAATACTATGAGTACAAAGTTAATATTGGATAATTACTTGGGTAAAAATACAAGAGTTTCCGAAAAAGATAATGGTGATGGAACAAAACAAGTTTGTGATCTTGACACCGGAGATTGTTATACAATCAGAATGAAAGACGGACTTATTGAAAGAGTTGATAATACTATGAGACAATTCAAAAAAGTACAAGTTGAAACTAAATCAGGTATAAAAACTTTATTAAACGGATAAGATGGCAATAGATAAAAAAATTTTAGAAGAAATTGAAAGATACAACCGTATCAACAACTATATTATGGAACAAGATGTTCCACCGCCACCAGGTGATCTACCACCACCTCCGGGAGGAGACGCTCCAGCTGGTGAATTACCACCACCTCCGGGAGATGTTCCGGCTCCAGCACCAGCTCCAGCTCCACCAGCACCAGAAGAAGGAACACCAGTTGATGTTGCAAATGACGCTGATGTAGAAGAAGTTGGTACCGAAGAAGAGGGTGGTGAAGAAGAACTTGATATTACAGATCTTGTTGATACTCAAAAATCTATGTCAGATAAACAAGAAGAATACTTTAATAATTTATTCTCACAATTATCAAACCTTGAATCTAAACTTGGTGAAATGGATCAACTTGTTGACAAAATTAATAGTCTTGAAGCTAAATTTGATCAGTTTAGACCAAAGACTCCAGAAGAAAAACTTGAACTAAGAAGTTTGGATTCCGGACCATTTAAACAAAAATTATCTGATTTCTTTGAGGATAAACAAGAAGAAATGAGACAATCTGGAAAGAATGAGTATGTATTAACATCTGATGAGGTTGAAGATTATTCACCTGAAGAAGTTAGAACATCATTCCAAGATTACGATGAACAAGACGAAAATATGATGTAAGATTTGGGGTTACAATATTGTGACCTCAAATTTTTATTTTTTACTATATTGACTGCGACGAATTTTTAATTTATATTTAACTTGTAAACTTTTAATAACACAAATATATGGCGACAAACAATGTTTTAGATGCAGTTTTGGCACAGTATGAGAGCTCAAAACAAAGTGGTTCTTCTTCCACTTCAAAAATGTCACAAGAAGAAAGAATGAAAAAGTATTTTGCTGCAATACTTAAAGACAATGAAAAGCAAGCACAAAAAAGAATCCGTATTCTACCTACACCAGACGGATCTTCACCATTCAAAGAAGTATGGTTCCACGAAATTCTTATTGATGGAAAATGGCAGAAGTTTTATGATCCAGGAAAAAATGACAATGAGAAATCACCATTGAGTGAAGTTTATGAAGAACTTATGTCTACTGGTAAAGAATCCGATAAGGAACTTGCCAAACAATATAAACCTCGTAAGTTTTATATTGTTAAAGTAATTGATCGTGATAACGAACAAGACGGACCAAAATTCTGGAGATTCAAACATAACTACAAACAAGAGGGAATCTTTGATAAAATTATTCCTATCTACAAAGCAAAGGGTGATGTTGCTGACGCAGAAAAAGGGCGAGACCTAATTCTTGAACTTACAAAAGCAAAAACACCGAAAGGTGCGTTCTACACAGTAATCCAAACTGTAATGTATGATGATCCATCACCGGTTCACGAAGATGAGGAAACTATGGAAAGTTGGGTATCCGATGAGCTTACTTGGGAGGATGTTTACTCTAAAAAAGCAACCGAGTATCTTGAGGCAATTGCAAGGGGTGAAACTCCGAAGTGGGATTCAGATGCCGGAAAATACATCTACGGTGATTCATCAGAAGGTGAGATCACACTTGGTGGCGGAAAATCAAGTAAAGAATCTAAAGTCGAAGACCCTCAAGTAAATGATGAGGTTGATGACGAACTACCATTCTAAATAATCTTATAATATGGGTGTGATGTAAAAGTTACACCCATTTTTTACCTATGATTTCAGTATTAACATTAACATACCAAAGACATCACTTATTAGAAGAAGCCATCCAGTCTTTTTTATTACAAGATTATAAAGAAGGTGAAATGGTAATTGTAAATGATAGTCCAAACACACATTATACGTTTGATCATCCGCAGGTTAAAGTATTCAATTTACCTGAAAGATTCCCTAATTTATCCAAAAAGTTAGAGTGGGGTTTTAAACAATGTAAAAATGATTTTATTTATAGATTAGACGACGATGACCTCCTTGGTCCTAACGCACTTAAAATATCAGAAGAATTTATAACTAATAATCCTGGTTACGATGTGTATAGACCAAAACAACATTATTTTTTCTTACATAATAAATTTGAAAGTATTGGTGGTAATGTTAATAATGGTAATGTTTACACAAAAAAATACATAAGCAGGATTCAGTTTCCGGATAAGAGTTTTGGTGAAGATTTTGATATTACATATAAATTTAGACCAAAAATTTATGAAAGTGATGGTAAACCAACTATGATTTATAGGTGGGGAATGAATACTTATCACGTCTCAGGTTTTGGAGACACACCAACAGAAATATTATATGATAAAATTGATCATATGACAAAAAATAATCTTGGAAATTTTGTGTTAAAACCCCAATTTACTAATGATTATTACAAAATGATTCCTTATAATTAAATAAAAAAAATATGGCAATTAAGAAAACCGATTTTAGTTCTATTAAGAAAAAATTCTCATCTGAGGCAAAATATAAACAACAAAGATATTTTGATCTTGGTGAAGCCTTCCTTGACGCTGTGGGTCTTCCAGGTCCAGCTATGGGACATATTAATATGTTTTTAGGTCACTCTGACACCGGAAAAACTACAGCACTTGTAAAGACAGCGGTTGATGCACAGAAAAAAGAAATTCTACCTGTGTTCATTATTACAGAACAAAAATGGTCTTTTGAACACGCAAAACTTATGGGTTTTGAATGTGAAGAGGTTGTTGATGAAGAAACTGGTGAACTTGATTGGGATGGATTTTTTATCTTTAACAATAATTTTGAGTATATTGAACAAATTACAGATTATATAAACGATATGCTTGACGCACAAGAAAAAGGTGAACTTGATTATAGTTTGTGTTTCTTGTGGGATTCAGTAGGATCTGTTCCTTGTAAAATGACATATGAAGGTAAAGGTGGAAAACAACATAACGCATCAGTTCTTGCCGATAAGATAGGTATGGGTATTAATCAAAGAATTTCCGGATCAAGAAGAGCTGATTCAAAATATGAAAACACACTTATTATTGTGAACCAACCTTGGGTTGAACTTCCAGATAATCCATTTGGACAACCAAAAATTAAAGCAAAAGGTGGTGAAGCAATTTGGTTGAACTCATCTTTGGTATTCTTGTTTGGAAATCAAAAAGGTGCTGGAACAACAAAAATCACAGCAACAAAAGACAAAAGAACAGTTAAGTTTGCTTCAAGAACAAAAGTTTCTGTTATGAAAAACCATATCAACGGACTTGGATTTGAAGATGGTAAAATTATTGTAACACCACACGGATTCTTACCTGGTAAAGATGCTGCAGAAGAGAAAAAGTCAATTGAGACTTACAAGAGTGAACAAGCCGAATATTGGAAACAAATAATCGGTGTTGACGGAGATTTTGATTTGAAAACAGAAAAAGAAGAAAAAGTTTATGAACAAGAATAAATTAAAAGTTGTTTCTTTATTTTCCGGGTACGGAACACAAGAACTAGCATTAAAA